AGGGTCGGTCGGGTGTTCCGCCGGTGTGGCCGTTGGGGTCTGTGTCGGAGGGTGAGTTGTCTGCGTGGGGTGAGTTGTGGGCGACGCCGCAGGCGGTGGTGTGGGAGCGGTTGGGGTGGACGCGGACGGTTGCTCGGTATTGTCGGGTGATGTTGGCTGCTGAGGAGTTGGATCGTGAGGCGATGCCTGAGGCTCGTCAGTTGGAGGATCGTTTGGGGTTGACGCCGAAGGCGATGCGGTTGTTGTTGTGGGAGGTTGTCGCTGATGAGACTGCGGCGAAGCGGAAGGCGTCGCCGCGTACTGCTCGGGGGCGGATTAAGGCTGTCGGCTGATGCCGTGGCGTGGCGCTGTTGAGCGTGGTGAGTTTCCGACGTTGGGGTATGACGTTGGTGAGTGGATTGAGGCGCATCTGGTGGTTCCGGACGGGTACCGGCAGGGTGCCCCGTTTTTGTTGACGGATGAGATGTGGCGGTTCCTGCTGCGTTTTTACCGTGTTGATCCGCGGGCGAGGCCGTGGCCGGGTCCGGTGGGTTTGCGGTATACGGGTGGTCAGTTGCGGAGGTCGCAGAAGTGGGGTAAGGACCCGTTTGGTGCGGCGATTATTTGGGCTGAGGCGTTGGGGCCGACCCGGTTTGATGGGTGGGACGCGGCTGGGGAGCCGGTTGGGGCGCCGTATCCGACGCCGTTGATTGTGTGTTTGGGGACGTCTGAGGATCAGACGGATAATACGTGGCGGCCGTTGTTGGCGTCGGCGCGGTTGGGTCCGTTGGCGGACTCGCGGGATGTTCGGGATATTGGGCAGACGCGGGTGGAGTTGGTGTCTGGTGGGCGGATTGAGCCTGTGACGACGTCGGCGAAGGCGCGTTTGGGTGCGCCGATGACGTTTTTGACGATGACGGAGTCGCATCTGTTTACTTTGCAGGGTGGTTTCCGGCGGGTCGCGGGTGCGGTGAAGCGGAACGTGGCTGGTATGGATGGGCGTTGGTTGGAGCTGACGAATGCTTGGGACCCGTCGGAGGGGTCTGAGGCGCAGGTGACGGGGGAGTCGCGGGACCGGGACGTGTTGGTGGATACGGTGGAGTCGCGGCGGGTTGAGGACTTGTCGGATGATGCGGCGTTGTATGCGGAGCTGTTGAGGCAGTATGGGGACTCGGCCCGTGAGCGCGGCGGTTGGGTGAACGTGAAGGGCCGCATTTTCGGGGAGTGTCGCAGCACCCGCCACTTGGAGGCTGACCGTCGCCGGTTCTTCTTGAATGAGATCGTTGTTGGCGAGTCGGTGTTCGTGGACCCGGAGCATTGGGACCGGCTGGTCGGTGTGGAGTACCTGGCTGCGGGGACCCCGGTGGCGTTGGGGTTTGATGGTGCGATCTACCGGGATGCTACGGCGTTGGTGGCGTCGCGGTTGTCGGATGGGAAGCTGTTTGAGGTGGCCGTGTGGGAGCGGCCGTTGGATGCGGCTGTCACGGAGTGGCGGGTGCCTTCTGTGGAGGTTGACGCGAAGGTCCGGGACGTGTTCGAGGCGTATCAGGTGGCTGTGATGTTCGCTGACCCGTACCGGTGGCAGGACTATTTGGACTCGTGGGCTGCGTTGTGGCCTGGTCGGGTGGTGGAGTTCCCGACGAATGTTGAGCAGCGGATGGACCGTGCGATTGAACGGTTCACGACGGCGTTCGGGGCTGATGAGATCAGCAGCGACGGGTCGCCGACGTTGACGAAGCACATGAAGAACACGGTGCTGGTGAAGGGTTCGCGGAAACGTCCACGCCCTGGGGAGGATGAGACGTTGACGACCCACTACTTGAAAATGGCGAAGCGTGGCCCTGGGTTCCTGATTGACGCGGCTGTCGCTGGTGTGTTGGCGCATGAGGCGCGGGCGCACGCGATCGAGCATCAGATGGAGACGAAGCCGACTGAGGTGTGGGGGTTCTGGTCGTGAGAGTCCTTAGGTCGCGGGTGGTCGCGGCGACTGTTGTGACGTCGGTGGGGGGGGGCCTGGTCGTGGCCGGTGTCGTCCTGCTGTTCGGTGTGGGGGTGGCGTTGCTGGTCGCGGGTGTCATGGTGGCGGCTGCGGGGCTGCTCGCTGTGCCGACGTGAACCTGCTGACCCGGTTGACGGGTGGGTCGTCCCGTGGGATTTCCTCGTTGGAGGACTACGCGCAGGCGTTGGCGATGTATGACCCGTACGGGGTGGGGCAGGCGTTTACGGGGATCACGCAGACGTTGGCGGGGGGGCCGGCGGAGGAGATCAACGTCGACTTCACCGGTCTGGCGCGGCAGGCGATGCTCGACAACGGGGTCGTGTTCGCGTGCATGCTGGTTCGGCAGCTGGTGTTCTCCGCGGCGAGGTTCCGTTGGCAGCGGTTGCGTGACGGGAAGCCGTCGGACACGTTCGGGACGCCGGAGCTTGGCCTGTTAGAGCGGCCGTGGCCAGGCGGGACAACACAGGATTTGCTGTCCCGGATGATCCAGGACGCGGACCTGGCAGGTAACGCGTTCGTGACCCGTGACAACACCGAGCTGGTGCGGTTGCGCCCGGACTGGGTCGACATCGCCGTTGTCGCACGCGCACGTCAGGGCGGCGTGTTGGGGTGGCAGAAGATCGGTTACGTGTACCACGAGGGTGGCCGGCACTCGAAGCATGAGCCGGTGGGGCTGCTCCCTGACGAGGTGTGCCATTTCATGCCGATCCCTGACCCGTTGGCGTCGTTCCGGGGCATGTCGTGGCTGACGCCGGTGGCCCGTGAGATCCAGGGCGACGGTCTGATGAACAGGCACAAGCGGAAGTTCTTTGAGAACGGGGCATCGCCTAACCTTGTTGTGAAGCATGACGTGGGCGCGTCGCCGGAGAAGGTGGAACGGTTCGCTGCGATGCTCGCGGAGAAGCACGGTGGGGTCGATAACGCATACAAGACGATGAACCTTTACCCTGGGGCCGATGTGACGGTGGTTGGGAAGGACCTTCGGCAGATCGACTTCAAGTCAGTTCAGGGGGCGGGTGAGACGCGGATCGCGGCTGCCGCCGGTGTGCCGCCGGTGATCGTGGGCTTGTCGGAGGGGTTGCAGGCGGCGACGTACTCGAACTATGCGCAGGCTAGGCGCCGGTTCGGGGATGGGACGGTGCACCCGTTGTGGCAGAACGTGTCCGGGTCGATGGAACCGTTGCTGAGTCTGCCTGGGCCTGATGTCCGGTTGTGGTACGACGTGGATGATGTGCCGTTCCTGAGGGAGGACGCCGCGGACGCCGCGAATATCAGTTTTACTCGGGCGCAGACGATCCGCCATTACACGGATGCGGGGTTCACACCGGAGTCCGCGGTTAAGGCTGTGATGGCTGACGACGAACGTTTGCTCGTCCACTCCGGTTTGTACTCAGTGCAGCTTCGACCTGCGGGCGCCGACCAGACGGTGCCCCCTGTTGTGGGTGCGAACGGCAACACCAGTAATGGTGTGAAGGTGACGACGGGAGCATGACTATGACTACGGCACAGCTCGGTGTTGAGCGGGCGAAGCGGCCCCCGGTTGAGTCGATACTGCGGGTGTCCCCGTTCGCGGTGCGGGCCGCCGACGCGGCGGGTGGTGTCGACGGTGACGGGTTGACGTTGGACGGGTACGCGGCCGTGTTCAACCGGGAGACGTTGATCGACTCGTGGGAGGGCCGCTTCTGGGAGGGCCTCGCGTCCGGGTCGATGCGGAAGACGTTCCGTGAGACGACGCCGAAGCTCCAGTTCGACCACGGTCGGCACCCGATGGTCGGCAGTATCCCGATTGGTGCCGTGCGGACCGCGGAGGAGGCGACGGACCCTGTCCTGGCCCCGGATGGTGGGGCGCACGTGGTCGCGAGACTGTTCGACAACTGGTTGACGACCCCGGTCAGGGACGCGATCGCGAACCAGGCGATCAACGGCATGTCGTTCCGGTTCTCCGTGGTCCGGGAGCAGTGGCGGGACGCGGCCGGGAAGCCTGTCAAGGACGAGGCCCAGCTGGAGGAACTGCTGATGGCGTCGTGGTTGACGGACGTCCCCGACGACGAGCTGTTGCACCGGTCGCTGCTAGAGGTGAAGGTCCCCGAGCTGGGGCCGGTTGTGTGGCCGGCGTACGCGGAGACGTCGGTGTCGGTGCGGGGCAGGGTCACTATCGACATGGGCGCGGTGCGCGCCGGGGATATGGGGGAACGTCGGAAGCTCGCCGACGCACTGTTCGCCGCGGACGCTGCGTCCGCGGACAATGATCTTCGCGACCCAATGTCGCGTAGGGCTACAATCAGCACGGGATTGGACGCGCCGGGTGCCACCGTTACGGCCGGCGCTCACGCGGACCAGTCCACCGGCGCGCCGGAACCCACCGTAGACACGGCCGGGGACCACGAGTCGTCTTCACCCGTACGAGGCAAACGACCCATCGACTTCTGGGTCCGTAAAGCCCGCGACGTGGTAGTCAAACTCCCCTGACGGACGAACTTGTGAGGACCAAAAAATGGGCACCCCTGTTATTGTTGACCCCCCTGCCGGTGATGCCGGCACGCGTGCGGCGCCACCGCACCTGACCCATTCTCAGTGCATCAACCGGATGCGTGAGATCACGACCGAGCTGGAGCGGCTCGCCGAGGCGGACACCCTGTCCCCCGAAGACGAGGGCTACTTCAACGAGCTCACAACGGAGTTCACCCCACTCGACGAGTGGCGGCGGAAGCTGGAGCGGAACGCGGAGATCGAGCGTGTGAAGGCCGCCGCGGGTTCCGCGCACATCCGGAACCTGCGGGTTGTGCCAGGGTCTGCGGTTCAGCCTGGTGGTGGTGGCCCGTCGGGCGACTATGACCGTGATGCGTTCCTGGAGCCGGACTCCGTCGAGGATGCCCGGTTCCGGAACCCGTGGGACCTGTCAGAGGTGCGGTCGTTCGGCCGGCCACGCGAGGACGTGAACGCTGAGCTGACGTCGCGGGCGCGGTCGGCCATCGACCAGATGCCGTTTGCGACGGACAAGATCAAGGCCGCGTCCACGGACATCCTCGAGCGGTGGGACGACAAGGACGCGTCCATCGCGAAGCTGGTGCTGGTCGCGTCGTCCCCGGCGTACGTGCGGGCGTTCTCCAAGCTCGCCCGGAACCAAGGGCACCTGCTGTCAACCGCTGAGAAGGTGGCGGTGGACGCGGTCCGGGCCATGTCCCTGACCCAGTCCGCGGGCGGGTACCTGGTGCCGTTCCAGCTGGACCCGACGGTGATCCTGACCGCGAACGGGTCCCGCAACGACATTCGCCGGAAGGCCCGGACGGTTGTGGCTACGGGGAACGTGTGGAACGGTGTGTCGTCCGGCGCTGTGTCCTGGTCGTGGGACGCTGAGTCGACGACCGCGACCGCTGTCGCTGTCTCTGACGACTCGACGACGTTCGCGCAGCCGACGATCCCGATCTACAAGGCGCAAGGGTTCGTCCCCATCAGCATTGAGGCGCTCGAGGACGAGGCGAACATCGGGGCCACGGTCGCGATGCTGCTCTCAGAGGGCCGGGACATCCTGGAAGCTGCCGCGTTCGTCGTCGGCACAGGCACCGGGCAGCCCAAGGGCATCGTCACCGCGCTGGTGGCCGCGTCGACCCCGATCGTCGCGTCCGCAACGACGGACGTTCTCGCGGTCGCCGACCTGTACGCCCTCCAAGGTGCGCTGCCGGCACGGTTCCGGCAGAACGCGTCCTGGCTGGCGAACAACCTGTTCTACAACCGTGCCCGGCAGTTCGACACGGCTGGCGGTTCCGCGTTGTGGGCGCAGCTCGGGTCCGACCGGCCCCCGGTGCTCCTGGGCCGGGACGTCCTCGAAGCGGAGGACATGGACGGTGTGATCAACGCCACCGCCGACAACTACATGGCGGTGTTCGGGGACTTCTCGAACTTCGTCATCGCGGACCGTATCGGGATGACGGTTGAGTTCATCCCGCACCTGTTCCAGCAGGCCACGGCGGGCGCGGGGTTCGGGAAGCCGACGTCGCAGCGTGGGTGGCTCGCCTACTACCGGGTGGGTTCGGACGTCGTCAACCCGGCCGCTTTCAAGCTGCTCAACGTCACGTAAGCGGATGGCGAACCAGCAGTTCGACGCAGTCGGCGGTTACCAGGGTGACCCGATCACCCTGGTGCCGGCGGGCACGGTGCAAACCGCGTCAGCGAACGGTGGGGCGGCCCCGTCAGGGCCATACAACACGCTCCGGCTGACGTTGAATGTCACTGCCGCGTCTGGGACCACACCGTCGATGACGGTGAACGTGCAGACCAGCGGCGACAACTCCACATGGGCGACGGTGGCGTCGTTCACTGCGGCCACAACGACCGGGACGCAGCGGAAGGTGTTCAACGGCCTGGACCGGTACACCAGGGCTACGACCACGATCACAGGCACCACACCGTCATTCACGTTCGGTGTGTACGGCGAAGCGAACTAGAGGAAGGATGAACCGGTGGCACTGTCAACGGGCAGCATCAAGGGCAAGGCCGTAGAGGCCAGCGAGAAGGCGGAGGCGGAGGTTGCTGCGGCGACCGCTGCCGACGTGAAGGCGGAGCAGAAGGCGGAGCCGGAGGACGACGCGGCACGGGCGAAGGCGCCCGTGGACCCGCGTCTGGACTCCCGCGGCGAGAATGAGAGGTCCGGTGTCCGGGACTGGGGCGACGTCGTCCCGCAGCACATCAACGGCCCCGACCTGGCCGGGCAAGCCGAGTACACGAAGAAGTACCTGGCCAGCCTGGACAAAGGCAAGGACGCCTGATGGTTGACCAGGGCACCGTGTGGCGGGTGTTGGAGGCATTCTCCTTCGACGCAGAAGGCCGACCGTGGGTCATGCGCCGCGGTGACCTGGTTGGCGAGTCTCACCCTGCGTTCAAGGTGGGCCGGCCCTACCTTGAGCAGGTTGACGCTGCCGCGTTGAAGGTGTCGTCTACTCGGGCGAGGGAGACCGCGTCCGCGGCCCCTGGTGAGCGGCGGGCTGTGACCCGGCCGACTGTGAAGAGCTGACCCACCGCGATGGTGGAGCCGTTCGCGTCCGTGTACGAGCTGCCGGCGCAGGCGCGGCAGGGTGTGGACGCCGCGGACGCGCAGGCCGCGTTGGACACAGTGTCGGGCGCGATCCGCTCCTACTGTCACTGGGTGGTGTCCAGGGAGGTCGTGACCGGGGCGAAGCTGTCGCCCGCGGGTCGGCGCCGGGTGTGGTTGCCAACGATGGCCCTGGTGTCGGTGGAGGCTGTTGTTGAGGACGGGGTGACGTTGGCCGCTGGTGTCGACTTCGACTTCGACTCGACCGGCCTGTTGCTGCGTGCCGGGAGGTGGACGACGACCATGAACGGGCTGCTCGTGTCGTACACGCACGGTTACGCGTTCACGGACTGGCAGTTGCAGGCGGTGCGCGGCGTGTGTCTGTCGGCGGCTGCCCGGCACGTGGGTAACCCTGGCGGGCACAGGTCGGAGACGCGTGGCCCGTTTTCGTGGACGGTTGGTGGGAGTGGCGACGACGCGGGGTCGCCGTTGACCGCGGCGGATCATACCGTGTTGGACCCGTTCGTGGTTGACACGGTCGCGTGATGATGTTGGGTGAGTCGGTGACGGTGTTGACCGCTGGCACCGTCACCGACCCGTACTCGGACGGGTCTGTCCCGTCGTGGGTGACACCGTCGGAGCGGGTGGTGGTGACGGTTGCCCCGTTGGAGCCTCGCCCGTCGCAGGAGCCGGTGCAGGACGCTAGGAACGCCGTCGTGTCCGGGTGGACGTTGTATCTGCCGGCGGGTGACCCTGTCACGAGGTTGAACCGGGTGCGTGTGCGTGGGGTGGTGTACCCGGTGCAGGGTGAGCCCGCTGACTGGGGTGTCGGGGTTGTGGTTCAGGCGTTCGGAACTACAGGCTGATGGCTGCCACGGTGCGGGTGGACGTGGATGAGGCTGGCATCGGTGAGGTCGCGAAGAGCGCCGGGGTGCGTGCCCTGTTGACGGCGCGGGCGGAGCGGGTGCTGGCTGCGGCGAGGTCGGGGGCGCCGGTCGACACTGGCGCTTACCGTGACGGGCTCCACCTTGAGCACGTGACGACGGATCGGGCTGTGGTGCGGGTGGTGGGGTCGACGAGCCACGACATGTTCGTTGAGGCGTCTACGGGGAACCTGGCCCGCGCGCTCGGGTCCGCTTAGTTACTGACTTTCCCACCGAGTTTGGCGGCGACGGTCTCCGCGGATGCTTGGTCGTTGACGAGGACGGCCCACCGTTCGCCGACGACGATGATCCCGCCGAAGCTGCCGGCTACTTCCACCCACTGGTCACGGTTGGTGTTGTCGGCGAATGTGGCGATGTTCCGCCAGGTTGAGTCGTCGGAGGCGCCGCAGGTGGCTTCCTCGCGGGCGAACATGGTTGGGGCGCCGTCGACCTTTGGTTCGCATCCGAGGGCGCGGGCGATCGCTGACGGTGACCGGGGCGCCGCGGCGGGTGCAGGGGTGTCGCCGCCGCACCCGGTCAGTAGCAGGGCGGCGGTCACGGTCAGCGCGGCGAGTCTCATACCAGCGGAGTCTACGGCGGGGGGTCACGGTGGGTCTGGTGATTGTCCACCCTGACGTTGAGCTGTGGGCCACCGGGTACTTGCGGACGGCGCTCGCGGCGCGGGGTGAGGCGTACGCGGCGGGTGTGCTCGTGTCGAACACGGTGCCGGCGACCCGCGCGGGACGGATGGTTGTTGTCCGTCGTGATGGTGGTCCCCGCACCGACGTCCTGCGGGACGTGGCGCGGCTCGCGGTGCGTGTGTGGGCCGGCACGGAGCAGGAAGCGACTGACCTTGCCAGGCTCGTGTCCGGTGTGTTGGCGGCTGCCGCGACTGGTTCCCCTGTTGCCCGTGTGGTCGTGGTGTCTGGCCCGTCCCCTGTGGCTGACCCGTCCGGGCAGCCGCTCCGTTTCATGGCGTTCGAGGTCACCACCCGAGGCCAGCAGTGACCCTGAATAGGAAGGTCTGACCGATGGCTAAGAGTCTGGCGAATGTCCGCATCTACGGTGACGAGGCGTCGGCGGTGTGGGTTGGTGCCCGCGCGGGCACTCCGACGTTGCCGGTCGCGTTGGCTGCGGTCGGTGCGGGGTTCACTGAGGTGGGGTGGATCTCCACTGACGGTTTGGACTTGGACCGTGCGGAGGACGTGGCGACGTTCAACGCGTGGCAGGGCGGCAAGGTCGTCCGGAAGCGGGTCACGTCCCTCGATGACACGTTCAAGTTCCAGGCCCTCGAAGAGAACCTGACGACGGTCGGCCTGTACTACAAGGGGATCGCGCCAGTGGTGACGACGGGTGTCGCGCGGATCACGGTGACGAACCAGACGGTTTCGGACCCGCGTGTGTGGGTCGTTGACACTCTCGACTCTCCTGTGACGAAGCGGTATGTGATCCCGGCTGGTGAGGTGACGGGTCGGGCGACGATCCCGCACAAGTCGACGGACATGACCCTGTACGAGTTCACGGTGACGATCTACGGCGACTACGACATTTACACCAACGCTGCCGCGATCGTCGGCGCGTAAGACCCCTGATCTGGTGACCCCGGTTCGCAGGCTCCGGGGTCGCCAGCAAGCCTGCACGCCTGCCCGAAGGAGCAACACCATGCCAGTGCCTGATGCCGCGTTCATCGAGATCGTTGAGAAGACCGACAAGGAACCTGCGTACGGGGTGATCGTCCCGGATGAGGTTCGGATCAACGGGATACCGTTGCTGGTCCCTGCTGATCACGACATCGTCGTGCATGAGATTGACCTTAGGGCCCACGGTGCGGTGATGGTCACGTTGACCTTGTTCGCGAGGCGTGTGGTCATCGGCGCTGAGGTGTCGGCATCCGACGCGCTGGGCGCATGATGGCGGCGGCGAAGAAACCCCAGGACCATCTGGCGAAGGCCGAGGCACGGGAAGAGGACGCCGTCTTCGACTTCGACGGGGTCACGTACACGATCCCTCGCGCGCAGCTCGACAACGTTGAGCTCCTCGAGATGATCGAGGACGGGAAGAACATCACGGCGATGCGCGGGTACGTCGGCGCGGAGCAGTGGGCGAAGTTCAAGGACCAGGTGCGGACCCCGGACGGGCGTGTCCCCGGTGAGCCGACCGGCCGGTTCCTTGACCTGGTGACGGCGCAGATCAACCCAAACTCGCAAGCCTCGCCTACCTCCTGAGGGAGCACGGCGAGGCGCTTGAGGCTGACTTCCAACGGTTCTACCAGCTCGACCTGCTGGACTTGTGGCGCGGGGGCATGACGCCCCGGCGCGCGGCGGTCCTCGCGTTGAACCTCCCCGATGGTGCGCAGGTGTGGCAGCAGCTGGGGCAGGCGAACGCGTGGACGCTCGACCAGCACTTCGGGCGGATGATCATCGACCGCCTGAACGTCGCGAACTGGCAACGGTCGAAGGATGGTTCGGAGGGTAAGAACCAGCCGGAGCCGCTGCCGGCGCCTGGGGATGAGCCTGTGGACAAGGCGGATACGGCGGTCGCGCAGGCGTTGGCGTTCCGGGCGAGGCAGGCCGCGAAAGCGCAGGAACCGGGAGGGGTGGTGGACTCGCGTGGCTGAGGTCGGTAGCGCATTTGTGAGCATCGTGCCCTCGTTCCGGGGGTTCGCGTCGAAGTTGCAGTCTGAGGTTGGCGGCACGGCTGGCACCGTGGGGAAGACCGCTGGTGAGAAGGCCGGGAAGCAGTACGGCGGCGGGTTCGCCACGGCGGCGAAGGGCGCCCTCGCCGGGTTGGCTGCGGCGTTCACGATCCAGGGCGCGGTGAACTTCTTCAAGCAGTCCGTTGCGGAGGCGCGGGAGGCGCAGAAGGTTGGTGCGATCACCGCGCAGGTGATCAAGTCGACGGGTGGCGCGGCGAAGATCACCGCCGGGCAGGTTGGGGCGCTGGCGACGGCGATCAGTAACAAGACGGGGATCGATGATGAGGCGATCCAGTCCGCGTCGAACTTGCTGTTGACGTTCACGAACGTTCGTAACGAGGTCGGTAAGGGTAACGACGTCTTCAACCAGGCGACGCAGGCCGCGACGGACATGGCTGCCGCGCTTGGGACGGAACCGAAGGCTGCGGCGATCGCTCTCGGTAAGGCGCTGAACGACCCGATCAAGGGTGTCACCGCCCTGACCCGTGTCGGCGTGGCGTTCACTGCGCAGCAGAAGGAGCAGATCAAGGCGCTCGTCGCATCCGGGGACACGCTCGGCGCGCAGAAGATCATCCTCGGTGAGCTGGCGAAGGAGTTCGGGGGGACCGCCGCCGCGTCGGCGACGATGGGCGAGAAGCTGTCCGTCGCGTTCGGCAACTTCAAGGAGCAGATCGGGACCGCGTTGCTCCCGGTGATCGACTCGTTCCAGGCGACGTTGACGACGAAGGTGTTGCCGGCGTTGTCGGGGTTCGTGACGGGGATGACGACGGGCACGGGTGCGGGTGGGAAGTTCGTGGCTGCGGTGCGGACGTACGGGCCGGCGCTTGCGGTAGCGGCGGCTGCGTTGGTGGCGCTCAAGGTTGCTATCGCCGCGGTCGCGTTGGCGCAGTCTGCGGGTGCCGCTGCGGCTGCTGTGGCGTCTGGTGCGCAGGCGGCGTATGCGGCGGTTGTCGGGTTGGGGTCGACGACGTTGGGGACGTTCATTGGGGTCAAAGCCCTGGAGGCTGCGGCGTGGATTCGGTCTACGGCGGGCGCGGTCGCGGCTACGGTCGCGGCTGCCGCGCACGCTGTGGCGATGGGTGCGGCGACGGTCGCCACCGGGGTGTGGACGGGTGTCCAGTGGCTGTTGAACGCCGCGCTCACAGCGAACCCCATCGGGATCGTGATCGTCCTCGTGGCCGCGTTGGTTGCGGGGATCATCCTCGCCTACCAGAAATCTGAGACGTTCCGCAACGTGGTCACGAAGGCGTTCGACGCGGTGAAGATCGGCGCGAACTACCTTGCCCTGGCGGCAGTGAAGGCGTTCCACCTGATCATCAACGTGTGGTTGACGGTCGTCGGGGCGATCCTGAACGGGGCGGTGAAGGCGTTCAGTTGGGTGCCTGGGCTCGGTCCGAAACTGAAGACGGCGCAGGGCGAGTTCAACTCGTTCAAGGACGGTGTGAACGCGGCGCTCGGGAAGGTCGAGAAGGACCTGAAAATCAACGTCGACACGATCCAGGCGGAAGCGAACGCGCGGGCGCTGGCCGCGACGCTAGCCCGTATCCAGTCGAAGTCGATCACGATCACCACGAACAACATCACCACAACGTCCATCGGCGGCCGGCGTGTCCGCATCCCGTCCGGTGGTGCTGCCGCCACCGGTACGAACTTCGCCCGCGGTGGGATGACGTGGGTTGGTGAGCGTGGCCCTGAGCTGGTGAACGTGCCGCGAGGGTCGCAGATATTGCCAGCGGATAGGTCGGCGGCGTTCGCTGCTGGCGCCGCGACTGGGGGCGGGCAGCGTGTGCTGAACGTCCACGGCAACGTCGTCGACGTCGACTGGCTGTTCGCCGAGTGGGACCGGCGGGACCGTTTGAAGGCTGCGCTGAACCCGTCGTTCGCATGAGGGGGGTGACTGGTGCCGCTCCTCGTTAGTGGGCCGCCCCCGGTCACAGTTGAACCGCCCGCGGCGGCATTGCGGGCGGTTGACGACCGCCGGCTTGAGTTCCTGTCCTTAGACGGGTCGACAGTGTTCCCGTGGGGCGGGTTCGACACGTTCGTGATGGCCGGCCTCGAGGGCACGGGTGTCGCGCCGCGTGAGGTGTTGGTGTCCCGGTTGGGGTCGGGGGTGTCCCGCCTGGACGAGATTCGTGACACGCCGAGGGATGTCCCCTTCCCTGTGTTCGTCGCGGGCGCTGACCACCTGGCGGTGGAGGATTTGAAACGTCAGTTGCGGGACCTGTTCGACTTCCGGGTGGTGAACTACCAGGGGTTGGATGGGACGTTCGACTTGGCGGCGGTGCAGTCGGGTGAGGTGCGCCGGTTGCGGTGCGCTTACCGCGACGGTTTGGGCGAGTCGTATGGGGATGGTAGCCCGGACTGGGTGCGGTTGCCGTTGTTGTTGACGGCTGTGGACCCGGACTGGCATGGGTCGGAGTGGTCTACGCCTACGGTGCGGTTGCCGACGCCGTGGCCGTTCCTGTCGCCGGTGGGCAGCTTGAATCAGCCGCTCAGGATCACGTCGTCGGTAGCGCTCGGTGCGGATATGCCGGTCAGGGTGACGGGTGACATCCCGTCCCCTGCGGTGATCGAGCTGGGTGGGCCGCTCACGACGGCGACGATTAGCTCCCCGGATGGGTTGAGCGTGGTGGTGGGGTCGTTGACTGTGGGGCAGGTGTTCCGCCTTGAGACGGGGCGTCGTAAGCGTGCCCTGTTGAATGGGGCGTCGTCGTGGGGGAAGGTTTCGTCGGGTCCGCAGTGGCGTCCGTTGCCGCCTGGTCAGACGACGATCAGCGTCGAGGTGACGGGCGCGACGCAGGCGACGTACGCGCGCGTGTTCGGGGATTCACTTTGGCAGACACCTTGGAAGGGGAACTCGTGACCGTGTTTACTGGTGCGTTGCCGGCTGTGTCGGCGACTGCTGATGTGTGGGGTCAGCAGGTCGTGGACCGGTTCAACGACCTCGACGCGGGGAGCGTGAGCCGGGGCCTGGTCCCGGTCAACGTGCGGGACTACGGGGCGACCGGTAACGGGACCACTGATGACCGGGCCGCGATCCAGGCAGCGCTCGACGCGGCCGGCGCCGGAAAGTCCGTGTACTTCCCTCCCGGCACGTACCTTCTGACGACGGCCACCATCGCAGGCGACCGAATCCTGAAGGTGTACCCGGACCAGGCCCTGCTCGGCGCTGGGGGGAACGTTTCCACGCTGAAGGTGGGTGCCACGTTCGGGGACTACCGGGCGGTCATCGGGCTCTTGAACGCGTCAACGTACTGCGGCAGGTTCTCCATCAGCCGTCTGGGGTTCGACCAGAACGCGGTCAACGGTAACGCGTTGAACGTGGCGTCGTTGGCGACTTACCCGAGGTACGCGGTCATCGCAGGTTCGTACACGGCGGGGTCGTCGGTGACGGTCACCGAATGTTCGTTCCGTAACGGTGACACGGTGAACGTGATCTACGTGTACGGGGACGTCCTCGACATTAGCCGGAACCATTTCGTGAACCAGGGCGGCCCGGTTGGTACGGCCTCCCACGACAGTTCGTCTGTTTACACGACGACGACGGTCGCGGGTGGGGTTCAGCGGGTCAGTGGGAACCTGATGCGGGGCGTGTCCGGGTCGGGTGGGTCGCGGACCGCGATCGAGACTCACGGTGGGAGCCAGACCGTGGCGGGGAACACGATTACCGGCTACTACAAGGGTGTCAACCTCACGGGTGTCGGCGCGGGGTTGCTGACGGATGGGATCGGGTGCACCAACAATGTGGTGTCCGGGTGCGCGGTCGGGGTGCACGTGTGGTCGTACTATGCGGGGGCGTTGACGTCTGGGACGAACCTGCGGAACGTCGTCGTCGCCGGTAACAACATCACCATCGACCGTGGGGCGTGGAACGCGATCGGCGGGCTCACCGCGTACGCCTCCGGTGTTCTGGTGGACGTGTCGAACACGGCCCCCGTCGAGGGGCTGGCGGTCGTGGACAACAACATCACGTACCTGCCGGATGCGACGACCGCGCCTGCGTCGGACTACCACTCGGCGGGCATCACTATCGACATCACGGCCACGGCCGCCGAGGTGCGGGATCTGCGGATTCTCGGTAACTCGATCGTCAACCCCCTGTCGTGCGGGATGCTGCTGGCTGCGACCATCAAACGGGGTATGGTCAAAAACAATATCGTCGTCGACCCTGGGCAGTCGGTGGAGGCGACGGTGGTGACGGCTTACCGGAGCTTCGCGTTGCTGGGGCGGACTCTGGCTGATGTCGGTTTTGAGAGTAACACCCTCATTGACACGCGCGGGACGCATTACGCGGAGTACGGTGTCATCGCGGCGGGCACGTTGACTGCTGCGACGAACTGTTGGACGCGTAACAACACGGTCCGCTACCTCGACGGGGCCACTCCCCGGTGTTTCTTCACGCCCAGTTCTGCTGCTGGTACCGCGTTCCGTATTGATGAGGTCGCGGCGGTCGCTTCCCCTCCTGGTATTCAGACTAAGGCCGGGTCGACGATCGTGGAGACGACTACGGGGAAGGTATTTACACAGACGGTCGCGCCGACGGGGACGACGTGGGCGGCTACGGGTCCGGCTGTCCCGGTGACGGGTATCGCACCTGATGTGCAGGTGTTCACCGCGTCAGGGACGTGGACGAAACCGGCTGGGGCGTTGTTGGTGCAGGCGGTCGCGGTCGCTGGCGGTGGCGGTGGTGGCGCGGGGCGCCGGGGTGCGGCTGCCACG